GCGGTCTTCTTTTTCCCAAGGCTCTTTTTCCGCTGCACAGCCCGAGAAGCCGCAGTAATGACAATTGAACTCGCCTGTTTCAAGGTTGATAGAAAGACTTTTGTCACGTTTGTCGTGACGCTGGTCATGGCACTGTGGGCAGAAAACCTTTCTGTTCCCTGAACGCCCGTATGGGGCTTTTATCCCGTATTTTTCCCAATTTATGCTCATAATAAAATCCAAGTGTTTGATGATGAATCCCAAGCGTGTCTGTCAGACGGACGTGGCGGGGCTGTAGGAGG